CCCGCCAATGGCGGTCCCGACATAGGGCGCCCAGCCGGCGGTGGGGTTCGCAGAGGCGATCGTCCCGAGGTCGGTTGACCCGACCGATGCCGTGGCGGACGGTGCTCCGGTTGCGCCAGTGCCCTCATAGTTGCTCCACCCTTCAACCGATACCGAGTGGGTGTGCGCCACGCCATTGGCCGCAGTGGTAAGACTGACCGCATGGTAGTGATTGCTGACCGGATCAGAGCCCTCTTGAATCCCGGTGTAACCCGTATTCCCGCTCACGCCGTGAGTGTGGTTGGTGGCGCTGGCCGCTCCACTTGTGCTGGAATTGGAGACCCAGTGCCTGTGGTTTGGCCCGGCATGAGTGTGGGCCGAACTTCCGAATGACCCGGTGTGAGTATGCATTCCTATAACCACATTGTGAACATGGTTGAGCCCGGCGACCACACCGCTCGAGAGCGCGAAAGACCCAACCCCATGCGTGTGCGCCGGGAGTTCAGTATAGGGATAAGTGGGAAAAGTGAATGCGGTCAGTTTCAGTTTCGCCGAAGTGATGATCGCATCTGTCTTGACCATAAAAATAGCCGGGCTTCCATCATCAATGGTGATCTCGCCGCAATAAGACTTTACCGCGCCTCCGGCGTAGGTGCCATTATAGTCAAGTTGCACCGGACCGGTGCCGTGTTTATAGATATAGAGAGTGCCGGAACAGATGTACACCTTGCCATCGTCACCGGCAGTACTTGGATGAGCGCCAAGCGTTGGGGGCTTGAGTCCTCCGATCGGCTGATCGAACGTATTCACCCCCGAAAAAGTATTGTTGCCGCTCATAACATTGCCAGCATTCTTCAACGCAACATTCGCACTGAGTGCCGAGTCCGGGATCGCCAGCGCGCTGAAAACAGGATTTGCCGCGAAGGTCAGGACCGCAGTCACCGTCTTCGCCCGGTTGGTGCACATGACGGACGAGGTTGCCTTGATGTTGTCCGACTCGATGTTCCCGTCAACCACGCTCTTTATCTGGTTCAGGTTCGCCATTACCTGGACGCCAGAGGCGACATACGGCGCGCCGACACCATCCTGGAAGGTGTATCCCCATGCTCCTATCAGTGACATATGCCCCTCCTATTTAACAATAACCTTTACGAGGGTTACTGTCAAGACGATGGCCAGCGTGCCTATCGCAGCCTTCTCCACAAATGACACCTTCTTCGGCTTGTGCGCCGAGGTATATTGATCCAGGGTCTTGTTGCAGTCGTTCAGCCTGCCCTCCATCTCGGCGCAAATCTTTTCGCCCTGAAGGATCAGGCCGTCCTGCACCGCCACGAGCCCTTTCAGTTTCGTGATCTCCCTGTCGTCGGCATCCAGCAGAAGGTCCTTCTCCTCGTTCGCCTTGATGCATGCGGCCATCTTATCCTCGATCGCCTTGGCATCGGCCAGTTTCTTGTTGGCGGCGGCAACCCTATTTTTGAGGACGCCGCGATCGGATTCAAGGGCCGCGATAGATTCCTTCTGCTCATCAGCCACGGCCGTAAGTTCCGCCTTTTCGCGGAACAGGTCGTTGATCGTTTTTCTGAAAGCGGCCTCGTTCGCCTCGTACTGCCGGACCGCGACTTCCGCGGCGATCTGCGCCTTGATATAATTGCGGTTCGAGATGTACGCGGCCACACCGGCAACGACAGCGCACAGGACGGCCAGCGCAACCATGACGATCAGAAACGTATTCTTCTTTGATTTAGTCATCATGGTTTTCCTTGCGCTTGCTCATGTTCAGCCACACCTTCTCGATCGTGCCTCGTATGCCTTTTAGTTCATCCTCGATCGATTCAAGGCGCCGGTCAACCTCCGTGAGCCTGACATTAAACTGCTCCTTCACGGCCAAGGTCATGGCCTTGGCGGTGGAAGCCTCACCTTCGATTTTGGCAAATCTTTTCACGCATCCCTCCCTTCTCCCAGCGCCGTTCGCCGCGAGCCACGTCCCGCATATCAAGGCCACCGACCCCAAGACCGAACCCAAAATCGTCCAGTTCATTAAATGCCCCCTCAACCGCGGATCGGAACCAATTCAAAAATCCAGCGCACAAACTTTTTGAGCGCCGTAAATTTATACGTGAGATTCGTTGCCCCGGTAATCAGCATGAACAGCAGAACACAGGGAAACGAGAACTCGAAGAGCCCCCATATGGCAAGCAGCAGGAAGATCAAGATGCCGACCAGCCACGACAGAATCAGGGCCCGGACGCCATTCTGCTCGGACCATCCCTTCAGCATCTCGGTGACAAGCACGAACGACACCATATAGACGACTATCGCCGCGATGATTTCGATGTTCGCTCCGACCCATGCCATCACGATTCACCTCAATAGTAGTACCCGAACACATCGATATCGCACGTTGTCGGGTTATCAGTGCATGCGGTGGTGACGTTGAACTTCAAAGCGTCGCCGACCACACCGATTGTGTGCTCATTCTTCACCGTCAGCGCGTATGCTTTCCCTGCGGCAGTAGGCGAGGTCAGGGTTGCGGAAGCCACGACGCCTTCAGCCACGGCATTCCAACCAACATTGATGACCGGATCGGTGGCCTGATTAAACGACGCGCTCGCGTTGCGAAGAGCAATCCTGGTGATAACGCACCCGCGAATGTTCTTTCCGGACGGGACGGTGAGCAGGGTATTCGCGGCAGCCGCCCCGACATTCACCCCGGAAACGCTGCCAAGCAAAGCCTCGCTGTTTCTTGGCGCCGTCTGGATAACGCTCCGGAACTCGGGGCTGTTATCCTTGTTCGTTGCCTGTGCAATAGAAGAATCGTTATCGGCCATATTGCCCTCCTATTTGTGCCTGCCCAGGATATGATCCCAAGCGGCTTTGAAATTCAATTTCTTCAAATGATACCACAAAGTGCAAGACGGCGTTGGAGGAATCGGCCCCGGCCCCGGTCCCGGTCCAGGTTCCGGCTGCGGCTCCGGTTTCGGATACTTCTCCCAATTCTCGGGATGGCCATACTTCTCCGCATACGCCTTGACGATACCCCTGATAGCCGGGAGCCATGCCTCTGCCGTGTAGCGCTTCGGGCAATGCTCAATCCACCACTTGCCCTGCTTGCCGCCGTCATTGGCAATCAGCCGTTTGGCGACCCTGTACCACTGGTCGCCCGACGGCCGCCTCATCCCCTTGTACTCATCCAGCGGCGAGGCTCCGTTGCCCACGCCATCGTCCGATAGGAACGCCTTGCCGGTATGATTGCCACCCCACCATGACAGCGCCCAGGCTCCCGCGTAACTCGCGGGATGCTCTGCCGTAGGCACGCCGACGTTGTGCATGGATCGATAGCATTGGAGTTTGCCTGGCAGATGCTTCAGGGCCGACAGCACTTGCGTCAGTAGGTTGCGCGGCCTGTCATCCTCCCATACGCCCCCCTCATACTTGGCATGCGGTGAAGCGCCCCAGCATATGTTTTGCTCCGGCACTCCGAGCGCCATCAGGCGCTCATAGACGGCGACACACCAGTTGACGGCTTTCTTCATATCGCCCTTTGGCTCACCCTCGTTGACGATCTCATAGTTGACATCATTGCCGAGGATGCCGTTCACCTTATCAACGAATTTCAACGACCGCTGAACGTCGGCGTAGTAACCGTCGCGGTCCTGCACGTTCAGCGACCAGGGGGTGACCGTGCCATGATGGAATTGGCAGTTGTCGAACAGGGAGAGCCACACCTTGAGATTGTAGGCCTTGGCTATCGTCACCATCCGGCTCAGGGTAGCGAAGTAACTGTTGTGCCAGACGTCGAGGTTCCATGCGCCCTGCACTACGTCATAGGCATAGGGGCAGTAGAGTTCTTGCGGCTTGACATCCCACGGCGCATAAGCGAGGATGCGGATGCCATTGGCCCCCGCGTTGGCAGACTCACGGCAATGCTCTTCCCAGCGTGCGAAGTCAAACAAGCCGCCCTTAACGCAGTCGCGGAACACCGTGAGCCAGGAATTGACAATGCCGAGTTTATCCATTTATATCCCCAAGAGAGACTGGGTGAACTCAATGACCATGGCGCGCCTCCTTACACATACCATATCACCAAAAACAGGGCGGCGGAAGCCCCAAGGCGATTCTTAAAAATCATGGGGTCCTGCGCCGCCGCGGTGCAAATGCAAAATTTCGTGTCCGTATCCGCGTTCGCCACGACATTTGCTGTCGTATTGAACAGCACGACCACGCCCGAACCGCTCACCCGGAACATCGAGTACTCATTGTTCCCGCAAAAAGCCATGCCCCAGCCACCGGGAGCAGTCAACTCAAACGGCAGAGTGAATGTCCCGTCATCGGCGAGAGCGACCCGGTGGCGGTACTCCTTTATCCTCACCCCGCCATATGCTACCAGGGCATCAAGATTGGATTGGACGACCCCGGCAGCAGCCATGGCGGCATCAGCCGCGGCTTGCGCGGTGTCAGCCGCAGCCTGCGCCGCGTCAGCAGCCGCTTGGGCTTCAGCGGCCTTGCTCCGCAAGTTCCTGATATTCATCATGTCATGCGGATTCGCCTGCCGGCCTATCACCAATGGCTTATTGGGCATCTGTCACTCCGTGATACGCGACGGGGTAAAACAAGAAATTCATTCCGTACACCGTGACGATCGAATTGCTGTTCTCCTTGAAAACAAATTCATAGTTCTGGCCCTTGCCCTTGAGGTCGATCCGGTCCACCGACCTGCCGCTCTGGCCCCAATATGCATTGCCCCAATAAAACCCACCCCAGAACGTGGCCCCGTCATGAGCGACTCTCTTGACGACGCCGGTGCCGATCCCGAAATCAACAACGACCTCGAACCACGCCTCCGTTGACGCGGCCGACATCCACTCAAAATCGCACCGGCGGACTTGTTTGGTAACGCCGGGCGCGCCGAAACTGTGGGGGATGGTCTTGAATTCCATTTCGATGGTAGCACCATCGGTCATCTCGCTTCCAGCCATCGCCTCGGGGTCATAATAACACCCGTCGGTATTTGACAGGCGATAATTTATCTCCGAGATGTAGGCGTTCGTTCCGGAATAATAGGCTGCAAGCGGCACCACATTCCCCTGATTATCATTGGCCAGGCACATCGCGGTGGGATAGAACATCTCGTAATGGGACCAGGACGACATCGACCCGTATTCATCGTGGTAATAATTCAGCCAAATATATGATCCGCTCGATGACGGTATAACGAGCGAGTACTTCTGCTCCGTCGGTGAATACAGCGACACGGTTTTTGCCGCGACCTGGTTCATGTTGATGTTGCGGCACACGAGGGTATTCACTTTCAAATCGCTGATACTGATGATGTCCTGGCCATTGAAGACCTTCACCCCGCTCTCGGACAGGAAGGCGACGGTCTTCCCGTTATGCATGGTCTGGATGGCGCCCATGCATATTGCCCCATGCTCGTGCGACACCTGGCTCTTGCTGAAGTCGGCGAGATCCAACGTGAATATCGCGTTCCTCTTGAACACAACGAGATAATTCAACACGGCCGCGATGCCGGTGATTTCGGTTCCGTCTTCCGGGGAGAACTCGGCCCAGTTCAATTCGCCGACAGAATGCGGGTCATTGACATGGCTCCAGCGGACAATCGAGGTTCCATTCTTCGCGTCATCCGTGTTGGCATAAAAAATTCTGTTGCCGACCGACAGAACATATTTGGCTTTCGGGGGGATAAAATTATCCAGTTTCGCAACATCGCCGGCCAGCGGCGTGGTCACGCCGATATTGATCGTCGCACCTGTATTCGCCACTTCCGTCTGATAATACAGCAGTTCGCCTCCTGGGCTGGTGAGAAAAATCCTGATCTTGTCGATCTGCGGATCGGAAGACGCGGCGACCGTCACCTCGATATAACTATTATTGGCCACGATCGACACGGTTGCCGTCGCACCGGCATTGGTCTCATAATAGTTGTTGCCGCTCATCTTGTAGGCGTAGGCGACCTTGTATGTCCCGATGGTCAGCGCACCGCCCGAGGCGATGATGTTCGTGGTCGGCGCGGCCGGCACCGCCACGCCATTATTGTACACAGCCAAGCCATTCGTCCACAGCCGGTGATGTATCGAGGAAATGATGGCCCGATTGACAAGAGCGGCCATGTAATATTTGTCCGTCGAGGTGAGCCCCGTGACCAGATCCACGAATGACGAAAAGACCAATTTGTTCGATGGCACCGTCCCGGACACGGACCTGAAGATCTTCCCGTCATTGGCGCCAAGAATAGTGTCCGAGAATACCCCGGCGGCATTCTTGGAATACTCGAACAGGGTGGTGATGCCGCCGTTCCCGGAGGTCACGGTTCTCGCGGTCAAATTGCAATTCCGATATCCGCCGCGTTTCATGACAGCGCCATAAGTTTGCAAATCAATATTTTTGCAAACGGACATCTCATTCGATTTCACCTTGGACGTATCGATGTTCAATCCGCCGCTGAGGTCGGATATCGTGTGCTGCTGCCAAGACGAATCAAACGTCACATTGGCCATTTATCCCCACGGGTTTCTGAGCATCGGCGCCATCGGCACCCTACTCATCGTAAAGCCTGGCTGCATGGGCGGAGTGTTGGGCAACCCGCCATATCCCGACATCGGGTTCGGCATCCCGATCATGGGGCCCTGCGGCTGCTGCTGCGGCATCGGCTGCGGGTAACGCATGGCCCCGCCGCCCATCGGGTTGACCAAACCGCCGAACCCACCACCGCCAACCTGCGGGTTGATGGGCTGGACCGGCATCGGCCTCGCCATTCCACCGAACCCCGCCTGACCGGTGGCGGCTGGGGACGGCCCAGGAATGGGCGGCATGCCGGACATTTGCGGCATCGCCATGGACATGGCCACCTGGGTCCGCGGCTGGCGCGGCACCGCGCGCGGCGGGGAAATCGGTCGCGAGTTTATGCGGCCGGCCGGGCCCACCGGCATGGCGATATCGGTCCTGCCGCCGTTGGCGAATTTCTGCACCGGCATCCTGCTCCCGCTGTTGGCCGGGTTCTGGTAGGACGACCTCGCGGCATTCTCATACAGGGAATTTCTTGAAACTGTCTTTGCCATATTATACCTCTCTTACGCGGCGCGGTTCCCAGGTCTGCCTGGACTTCAAGGACACCAGCATCCGCCCCTTTATGTCGTTGTATCGCACCATGATCCGGTCCAATTCCTGCTTGTCTTTCAGCAGGGCATAGATCACAGTGCCCAGTGGCATGAGTATCTCGAACCCCAGCGGGAAATCGGGGGTCTCATTCGTGACGGCAACAAGGTCGGGAGGCATATAGGCATGCCTGAGCGGCAAAGAAAATGCCGACACCGGAGCCGGGCTCAAATACAGATTCTTCCCAAAAATGGCGAACATCGACGGCTCACCGGGAGCCGAGGTCCTGTTCGCCAGCGTGATTTCCTTTTCAGTTTTCGGGGAAAGTATCTTGTCCCCGTACATGACGTGAATGACCTTCCCGGCGTGGTTCGCCGGAAGGGCGACGATCGGGTCCCCCGAAGTGCACGCGACAGTCGTGTCCTCTTCGTAATAGCCGGCCGATGTCGCTATGATCTCGTGCGCGAGATTGTTGTACTCGAAATTTATGAAGAGGTCGAGTTCATTGTCTTCCCAGAATGTCTCGACCTTCTCATCGATCATGTAGCGCACGAACTTGCGCATGTCAGTGAGCGTCCTCATTTGGGCACCTCACCGACGACGATGGATGACGGCCCCGGCGCCTGGCTCCCCTTCACCCCGTACTTGACGAACTCGTTGGCGATGAATGAGGTTATCCTGTCCCGCTCGTCCGCGGCCTTCTCCTCCGCCTGCTTGTCCATGTACTCGAAGTCGATGTCCTCGGGGTGCCGGTGCTTGCGCTCCATGCCCGACATCCATCTCGAGATCAGCCTGTCGCGATAACCGGCAGAGCGGAATTCCCTTTCCGTAAAACTCAGTTCGATGCAGATCCGGCCCTTGGTGTAGAGGTAGTACCTTCTCTTCCTCGGGTCATAATGGACATTGAACTTGTGCTTGTCGGACACAAGCCTGTCGAGTTCCGGTCTCCTGACGTGGTTCAGCACGGCCCACCTCCTTTGTAAACGAAGCGGGGGCCGAAGCCCCCGCCCCGCACACCGTTACGCTTCGGTGATCTCGTCCAGTGAACCGAGCGCCTGCCTGTGGTCAGTGACCAGATTGGCGAACCAGGACAGCCGGCCCCAGAGGGTGTCGGTGGTTTCCCGCGGCTTGATGATGCCGCCGCCCAGGTCGTCCCAATCGATCTTCGCGGCTTCGGCGATCCACAGATGATCGAAGTTCAGCGCAGCCAGTTTGTTGGACCAGCAGTGCCGGGACCCAATCATCGGAATCTCCTTGCTGTCGTAGACATACTTCATGCCCTTGTTGAAGCCGGACCGGGTGGGGATGGTCTCGGCCGTGGTGTTACTGTCATTCAGCATGTCCTTGAATGCGCGCCGCATGCCCAGCGACCCGTACAGGCCGTCGGGCAGTTTGCCGCTCAGAGACGACAGATCGTCCAGCCACGCCATGAGCAGCATCTCGGTCAGGGCCCGGTTGCCGCCGCCGCCGTTATCGTGAATGACCGCCCTCCACCAGGAGTTGCTGGTGGCGTCGATCCCCTCGAAGGTCGCATCCGCGTCGTCGATGATCTGCTTCAGCCCCACGAAGTCGCGGTACACGAAGGCACCGCCGCTGTACGTGGTCTGATCTTCACGGCAAACGTAATCGCTGGCAGCGATCGTGCCGATCGCGTCCACCGTGACCGTCTTGGTGACGTAGTTGACATCCGTGATCTTCACGCTGTCGCCGTGCTTGGTGCCGTCGGCGGTGTAGGTGTCAATATACATCCCGCGCTTGAAGAAGTGTCCGCCGTCACCCGCATAAACAAAGGTGTTGCCGACGGGGGCCCCGTTGACCGTTCCGATCCAGCCATCGCCATTGCCCCAGAACTGGCGTTCCATTTCCCACTTCAGCGCCTCCATCAGTCCGTTCATGACCCGCTTGGTCTCGTCGATCAGGGTGTTCGTGCCCTTGGCCATCTTGTGGACCTGGCCGGTCATGCTGAACACGCCGTAGACGTAGCGGATCACAGCCGAGAACTGATCGTACTCGTTCGCCCCGGCCGTCGGAAGAGTCTCGTTCTCGTTCCTGTTGCCGATACCGCGCTCGTTATACGCGATATGCAGGGGCCCCACCACGCTCTTGCCGCCCTGGATGCCCTTCGCGGACTTCTCCAGGTCGCCGTAAATCGTGGTCTCATGATTGAAAACTTCGGGGACGGTCGGAAGATAATACTCCCGCATCACATCCTCGAGAACTGCCAATGCTTCCATTTGTTACCTCCGTGAGTGTCTAAGTATCCTCCGTTCCATGTCGTGCTTGGCTCTCGCGGCGGCGTCTTCCATGTTCTTGAAAGTTTCTCTACTCGCAGGCTTCGCGGGTGTTATCGTGCTCACCCCGCCGGTCTTTGCAGAGGGAATTATCGGGTGCTTCGGCGTCCGTGGAACCGACGCTGGCACCGCCCCCTGACCGTTACCGGGATCGGCCGGGATTCCCCGGCCATCAAGGTAATCCTTCACTGCCTCATCCATCGAATAGTCGGGACGATGATATTTGCGCATATTGTTCAATATGGCAAGCACGACAAGTTCCGCTTTCGGTGAGAGTTTATGCTTCTTGCTCAACTCGTCATAGCGAGTCTTGAGCGCCTGGGCGTCCTGCTTCACCTGGGCGTCGAGTTGCGCCTGTATGCGCTGCTGCTCGCGCCGCGTCAGTGACGTGAAGTTCTGCTGGACACCCTGCATCTGAGAGACAGTGAAATCAATCACCCTGAGAATATTCGGGTCCGTGGTCTCATCGACATCGAGGCCGATGGACTGATAGAACGCCATCTTCTGATCCGGTCTCATTTGTGCGACAGGGGGCAAGGCATTCTGCCTCGGCTGTTGAACCTCTGCCGCCGCCTGCTCGAAGACGCCCCATTGCTGGCGGAGACTCTCGGCCGACTTTACCAGGCCCTCCCGGTAGTCCTCGAGTTCCTGCCAGCCCTTCTTCAGAGCCGTTGTTTTTTTCTGGTAGTCTTTGAGGAGCAGTTTCTTGCGTTCCTTCAACGGCATGTCGGGCGTGCCGTCATCAAGTACCAACTCCTCGTCGCCGGACTCCTCGCCGGCTGGGGGCTCTTCCGTACCCCCGTCCGCTTCCGCTTCACCTTCCCCTTCTGCCTCACCCTGCGTACCTGACTCCTGATCGCGCTCTGAGGACTGTGCATCCTGTTCGGAGCCTTGGTCCTCTGAGCCGGGAGTTGTTTCGCCGGCGGGTCCCCCATCATCATCAACGACTTCATCCTGAGGCGGGTCTTCGACCTGGCCGGCCTTGAGGCCGGTGGCAGGATCGAATCCGCTCTCAGCCATCCGTTCATTGATGTGCTGGAGCATGCCTTTCCACTTTTTTGGTTCAGCCACTTGTTACCCCTGAGGCGGCATCATGCCGCCCATATCTTGACTCGGTGGTGCTCCGGGTGATTGAGACATCTGCTCCTCCATGGCCATTTGTGTCTGGTCTGGCATCATGGGGGGTGGCATTCCCGGCGCTCCTCCGGTGGTCAGAGCGTTTGGAGCCGCAGCCGGCTGGGCCGCGGCCTGAATTTCCTGCATATGCTGGGCCATCTCGATGCTCTTCCTCAGGTGCTCGTCCAGGTAGGCTTCGATGGCGATCTGCTTGTCATTATCCAGCGAATCGAACTCCGGCCTGCGGACAAAATCCTTGAAGACCTTCATAATGGCCTCATGATTGTCGTAAAGGCTGATCTGCGGGGCCTTCCCGGTCTTCAGTATGTGCTGAAGGTGGCGGTTGGCCTTGTTTTCGTCGAGGGTGGCCTCGTAATAGAGTTTGTTGGTGCCGCCGAACTCGCTCAACTGGAGCACCCGGTTGGCATCGATGATTTTCCGGTCATAATACATCAGCAGGGTGTCGGTTCTCTGGCTGGCGCTCAGCCCAAACCCCGCGCCGACCTCAGCATAGATGTCGTTGTAGTTCCTGATGTCGGTTTTGAGGAAATCATCGACCTCGGTGGACCGATTCTCGCCGAGAACGGCCTCAAGTTGCTCCTTGGTGTAATTATCCTGGATCAACTCGAGATAAAACAGCGCCTGCTCCTTCATGGCGCCCTGCATGGTCATGATTTCCCTTGCAAAGCGCGCGGATTCCGCCTCGACCAGCGTATTGAGGGCCCTTCCGGAGATTTCCGACCCTCTTTTCGGCAACTGGGCGAAGGATACCTCGTGCAGGCCGATAATATCCATCATGGTTTGAACGATTTCCTGCTTGAACTGCGAAACGTAGCCCGGCATGGACAAAATCTGCATCTGGTGGGGCTCCGAGCCGCCTTCCGGGTCGAATTCGATGACCTCTCCGGACATTTTCGTGATCGCATTGTCCTCGATATTGGTCCCGCGAGGCACAACGAACTTGCAAATGGCCGTCCAGTCTATGTTTTCCATGGTCAGGGAGTTGATTCTGTTGAGATCGTGCTGCAAACCGGCCACTTTTGAGATCAAACCCTTGCCCCAGAACGAGTCGGGGGGCTTATTGACCGTGACAATGATGAATGGAAGCCGCTTCTTGTAAGGATTCGGCCCATCGTGAAGGGTTACGCCCCCAGCACGGACAATAAACCGCCCCTTCCCCTTACCGTGACCCGCATCATAGCCCTCAATTCCGCGCTCCCAGTACTCCCTGACCAGCGTGACCTCCTCGGAGAACACGCCGGTGTATGAGTCCTCGCTGTCGATGGCCCCTTCGGTGTAGGACCCGAGCAGCGAGCGGTAGTCCTCGACCGCCTCGACCTTCACGTCCTTGGCAATGTCGCCGTAGAGCCTGACAAGTTCGGCTGTCGGCATGGGATAGAGGTGATAGGCTTCCCGCAAATTCTTGGAATTCGTCGCCCGGTGGCCGGGGAAGAAATTCCATGGAGCAATAACCTGGAGTCCGACATCACTCTCGTCATACCGGGGGACATCGCCGCTCACGGTGAAGGAGGGCTTGTCTTTTTCCTTGCCCTTTTTCTTCGCGTCCTTCCCGTCTTCCTCCTCCTCCTCCTCCATTTGCCCGTCCCAGTATTGCTTGATGATGCCGGTGCCCGTCCTCGAAGCCCAGCCGACAGCCTCAAACCACAACTCCGAAACGTCCTTCCGCTTCCACCACGACTCGAGCGCGGTCGAAGCGAACCTTGCCGCGGAAATATCCCCCGGCTCAAACCCCGTCGGGTACATCTGCGGGATCGGCCGGTCCTTGAGCATCTTGGCGTCGAAGGTGTCGCAGAAGCCGGCCACCACGTTATAGCAGCAGCGGGCGTCGCGATCGACGACCTGCTCGACCAGTTCATTGTCCTCGTAATTCGGCAGCAGATACTGGTGGCCAAGGTACATACTGTATTGATAAATCATATCCAAATGGTGATTTTTAGTTACTGGATGGTCTTCTTCAACTTTATCTATTTTCTGAAATATGGTAAATTGCGGCTTCTTATCGCCTTTGTGCTTTGACGGATTCTTATCGGCCTTAATTTTTCTCGCCATCATTCCACTCCGTTAAATACGAAACGGCCGAGATTAAAATCTCGGGGTTCTCCTTGCACATACCGACCATTGCATTGCAGCGAGAGCACAAGAGCCCGCGAAGTTTTCCTGTATCGTGATTGTGATCCAGCGCCAGCCTCTTGCCGGATGGATTGGTGTCGCCGCAGATGGCGCATCGGAATCCCTGCTTGACCTCTTGTATCGAATAATGCTTGGCCGCACCGGGCCCATAAGCCCCATTTAATTTGTATCCCTTCGCTCTGTCTGGATGCTTCTCCCTAAACCTTTTACTATTCTCCCTTGTGATTTCAAGATACTGCTCCCGGTGCTTTTCATTCCAACGCTTCTGAGACGCCTTACGCGCGGCCACTTTCTCCACTTCAGTCCTGGCCATTGGTTATGTCTCCCGGAATACTATAAGTGTAGTACACATGCTGACAAAACAATGCACTATATTTTTCGTTTTGTCAACAAAAAAAATTTTTTTTATCTCTTTTTATCGTTGGCGTGAAGCGCGGCCATGTACTTTTTAATCTTTCCCACGGTTGTCGTTCCGACCCGGACGAGCCGCTTTCCTGATTTTTTGTACACGATGTAGCCTCTCCCGCCTTTCTTTTTTGTGTACGGCATGCGAACCTCCTGACATCTCCCGGCGAATCATCTCGGCGATCGCGTTCAGGTTCTTGACTGTCGGGCGCTTGCCGCTGATGGTCACAGGACCCTCCCTTGCTTGACGCCGATCTTCTTCAGGAGTTTCCTCATGTAGGCGTCATCAAAATGCAGTCTGAACTCGACGATGAACGCATCCAGCGCAACCCTGCACTCGTCGATCTCTTTCAGGATAAGCACCAGCATCACGACAGCAGCGGCCAGCACGACCGCAACCACGACCTCAAAAATTACTGACACGGCGACCTCCCGATCGTCCCGGACGCCGGGCCACATGAAACGCGCGGGCGCTGCGTCCGAATCGCTCTTCTTTCGTTCTCTTCTTCTCCTGCTTCAGCCGCTCCTCGATAACCCTCGTGGTGTTGTCGGCCGGCAGTCTCTTGATTGCGGCGTACTGCGTCGGAACATAGCAATGCTTCGGCAGGTAGGCCGAGGCGTCGAGCGCATCGATGCCGCCCCGCTGCGAGGGGAATCGGATGAGTTGGCTCGTCAGGTTGGCCAGCCCTTTCTTGAGAAGCAACTTGTGCTGCTCGTGGTAGGGGATCAGCACCCGGATGCGGTCGGTCTTGCTCACCGACTCGTGCCGCAACTTGATGATGGATATGTCCCGATGGTCCTGGTCCCAGAAGCGCTCCTTGAAGTGGGTGGCGATATACTTGTAGGAGATGCTCTCGATGCCGATCTTGAAGATGGGGCGCTTCAACTTGTCGTAGTAGTCCAGCAGGTAGGCGACCTTGGCCACGAGTTCCTTGGGCCCGAACTTCCCTTCGACCGCCTCCCAGATATGCAGGGCCCGCTCCCAGTTGAACCCGCCGATGACAATGGCGGTCTTGTCGCTGCTGGCGTTGTCCTCGTAGGCGCAGTCGATCATCATGGCCAGGGGAATCTCCTGGTCCGCCACCTCGCTGGCCTCAAAGAACCTATTGTTGTGCTCATGGAAAACGATCTCGTCCGACGACCTCGGATCGTTCATGTACTCGTTGTACCAGACGGTTGACATGCCCTTGGCGATCAGGTCGTCGCGTATCTTGCGCAGCGACTCAGTGGACATCTTGGCTTCCCAGATCGAGTGGCCGACCGGGATGCCGAGTTTCTCCGACATCTCCGCGTCGCGCACCAGCGCCGAGTAGTTGATGACCTTGACGTCCTCGTCCAGCGCGATGCGCTGAACCGCGGAGTCCCCGGCGATGGTGGTGGCCAGCCAGAATATCTTGCCGCGCTCGCCGATGGACTCGTCCTCGCGCAGCGCCGGCCGCAGTTTCTTCACCACCCAGCGCTCGGTCTTGGAAACGATCTGGGCGTTCTCCACGTCCTCGTCGTCTTCCATGTCGTCGAGCAGCACGAGTTCCGGGCGCATGTTCCCGACCTTCAGCCCGCGGACCTGGGCGCCGATGGACACCACGTCGAAGTAGCAGTCCACCCCGAACTCCTCCGAGTAGATGCGCGCGCGCCGGGCGCCCCACGGCTTGGACTGGAGGTTCCCGAAGGTGTCGGTGAACTCCGGGAGTTCGAGCACCGACTTGATGTCGTCGAGCAACTGCTGGGCCCGGCTCATCGACTGCGACACCAGCACGATGTACTTGGTGCCCTTGATCATGGCGTACCAGATGGACAGCAGGCACGACACCAGGGTCGTCTTGCCGAACCCTCTCGGCATGAACACGATGTTGGTCTGGTTCTTCGAGTTGATGAGTTCATCGACCATCTCCCGCTGGAACGATGCGAACGGGAGATAGAAGAACTTCTTGAGGAAGCACTCGGCGAAATAGATCGGGTCCCGCTCGAGGCGGGCTACATCAATTCGCTCTTGGCTCATTATCTTCGACGGTCACGAGTTTGCCCAGCAGGTCCTTGCGGTCCACGATCAGCAGGGTCGCGCCGGCGATGCGGATCTCGTGCGGCCCATACGATGGGAAGGCCACGATATCGCCGGGCCTGACCTCGCCGTACTCGGCGATGGATTCCTCCGTCTCCAGGATCGGCCCGACCTCGAGCACCCTTCCCAGCGACGGCTTCTCCTTCTCCTTCACGCTCTCGGGCACGACCAACTGGCCCTTGCCGTCATCGTACCGCTGCACCAGAACATTCTCGCCGAACGGAATAAATCTTGCCTTGCCCATCAATGCACCTCCAGGTGTTTTATCGATTGCGCGTCATTCGGATACCGCAGGCAGTGGCGGCGAAGTTTCCTCAGGGTGTTCACCTCCGTCCTGATCCGCTGTTTCTCGTAGGTCCTCAGCGCCTTGTGGTGTGACGCCCTCTATCGGCAATACTTTTGTCTCAAACCCGTCGGCCGTGACCATCGGATCGACGGACCCGAACTTGCGCGCCAGCGCCTCGGCCACCGACGCCCGCTTCTTCGGCTCCTCCTTCCTCTTCGCCTTCGCCGGCTGCGCCTCCTGCTCGATCCTCTTCATGGAAACCCTCAGGTCGGGCTGAACCCCCTTCCTCGAGTAATGGATCTTCAGCGCGACGTCGCTCCCCTTCAGCGCGCGCTTCAGCAGCAGTATGTCCATCAGCCGGTCCCGCATCTCGAGGAATTCCTCGTGAGTCATCCTCGCGGCCTTGCCGGCCATCACGTCCCCCTCAAGGTGCTTCATCAGCGTCCTGATCTGCCGGGCCTTATTACGGAAGGTCGTCCTCATCGCCTCAATCCTCGGCCCGTCATCCACCAGCCCCGCAGCAACCGCATGCGCACGGCATATCCATTGCTTGCGGTCATCATACCACTCGGTGGCCCAACTGCGGCACCCAGGCTTACCCTCGCAGATGTGCTTCTCCCTCTTATGGTATTTCTTCCAGGTAGGATTCTTCATGGTAGAATAGTAGTATCTATTTCAAGTTTTGTCAACTATTAAGATAGGAAAAATTTTCGGAGAGGTACCAATAATACCCAGTAGGGCGACAAACTCACCCCCGCCATTATGTAGGCGCGCATGGTAATCGCCTATATTATATATATTTTTTTTTAATCTCCCCGGTATATCTATTATATATATATATTTTAATTTAAGATATATTCTCTTATGTAAGAATAAATATCTCTTCCACTAATTCTATTGCTTATTATTTATCTTATCAAAAACAGTTATACAATTACCGGGCTATTTAGTTCCGGGGATTACCTGAGGACCGGCGAAAGTCCGGACCTGATATAATACCGGGGCGAATTTGAGGCGCAATAGGGCCATAGTGGCGTTATAATAGGGGGGGGCCGTACAATCTACCATGCAAAAATTAAAATGGCGTGACGGGCCCTTTACGGGCCAAATTTGCTATGGCTCTTTTTGTAGTACAATCGGGCTATGATTGCTTAGGGGTAAAAAAAAAGGGCCTGCGATTGCAGGCCCTTGATTGAATTGAAATTGACTACTTTACGGCCGCCATTTCTCCGCCGTATGCTTGCCCGATTTGACGATGCGGGTTGTCGGCTTCGTTCCATTGACTTCCATTTTCCGGGCGGCCGCAATGAACGCATTGAGCCGATCCCCGAACAATTGAACACTCCCGGCGATCGGAAGCAATACGCGCTCACCATATTGACGCGGGGTTTCCTTTTCCGCATTGAACGGCGCTTTTTCGATTGCCGATTCCAACTTGGAAAATAGGGTTTTTGCTTCCGCGTTCCCGGTCCAATTCCATGCCGCCGGTTTAGGATTCTGCCGCAGGAACGAGAGTACGCTATTGACCATGCTGGGCGTCAATTCCCGTTTGCGTTCCGTCGCCGGCACATAGGCCGGCGCGATGCCGGCGATATTCGCCGGTACAACTTCTGCAATCGCCGGCGCTTTCATCGCGGCCGCGATACCTTGCGCGATCATTTCAGATAGCGCCTGTTTTGTGACGTTCATTTTAATCTCCCTTGAATGGGTGTAAGTTTTAATTGCCTTTGGCAACCCATCCGCCGCTATTGTACACCCGCCGCCCCGATT